CGGCTCGCGGTTCTCCAGCCATGCGCGGCCGAGCCAGCCGGTACCGGCGCACGGACAGGAGTTAACGGCCTCAGTCAGCTCGTCAAGCGGAAGTCCGGGCATCTCATCCCGGATCACGGGCACGGCGTCCCAGGCGCAGCCTTCGAGCCACTGCCGCACATGAGGCGGAATCGCGGTGGCCCGAGGGGGTGCCTTCCAGATGTCGCCGATCGTGAACTCACCGGACAGCAGGTCCCGGACTGCCTTCTCCTGCCACGCGGTCATGGGAAAGCCGTGCTCGCGAGCGAAAGCGATGACCTCGTCAGCGGTGACCGGCCGCGTCTCGTCGTTATCGTTCATTAATCCCCCGTTCCCGATGCCCGCTTCCAGGCCCGTTCGTACAAGCCGGGGCTGCCCCGGCGCTTGGCCTCGTCGTAGCAGGCAGCAGCTTGCCAGTGCCAGTCCGAGCGCGGGTTACTGGTCGCGAAAGCCGAGAGCCAGATGTGCTCTTCCGCGATCTTCAGGTACTCAGCGTCGTCTGCCGCTGCTAGCGTGTCGGCGAACTCCTGCCGGAGCTTCCCGTAATTGTCCTTGCCCGGGATGCGCAGGCGGTCTGGTGTCGTGTCCGTCATGACGGCTGTAACACCCGGCCCGCGAGCTAAATTCCGCCCGCTTCACGACGGCGGCGCTCCTGGAGCCTCTCACGCCGGTCTTCGGTGTCGTCGGCCTCTTCCTCGGGCGGGTACAGCTCCATGATCTGCAAGAAATTGAGCCGGATCTCCTTGGTGTACTGCGTGACCTCACGGGGAGCTACGTCGCCGTTGTCGAGCTGCCGGGCCATGTACAGCGCGGACTTGGACAGGGCGGTATCGATGGCCTCTTCGGGAAATTTGCCCAGGTCCCTGATGAGGCCCTCTTCGATACCGCCGGGCTTGATCTCCCCAAGGTTCTGCTCAGCGATCAGCCCGCAACTGTTACAGTAGTACACACCCTTGGACTTGATCCAGATCGGGGAACCGGGAAGCAGTGCCTCCTTGCAGCCACGGCACCGCACAGGACCGGCAGAGACGCCCCACTCCGGATAGCTCACAGTCTCAGTCTAGGCCGGCGACGTAATCCAGGTAAGCCTTCAGCCCGACCTGGATCGCCGCGATCAGGTCTTCGGCGTGCTCAGGGCTCAGGTGCAGATCGGAATACAGCTTATTGCCCCTGGCGTCCACCGGGGCCTTGACCCAGATGTGGCCGTCCTGAGCCGGCGGGGGCGGGACGTACTGTGCCTGGAAGTTCTCCGTGTTCCGCTCGGTCACCCGATTCCTTTCCCCGCCTGTCCGCCTAGTTCCATAATGGGCGGCAGCGCGCAGGCAAGCAAGGACAGCCCCCCGTAGTTCCGCAGGAAGGGGCCGTACTCGTACACGGGCCTGCGCAGAGCCTGAGCACAGGCGACTTCGCTGATAGCGCCGGGACTGTCCGTCCAGCTCGGGCCGGCCACCACGCAGTCCGCGTACCGCGCGATCCACGTCCAGTCCCAGCCGAGCGCGACGTCCTGACGGAAACCCAGTGCCGCCGCCTCTTCCAGGGAGCCGGAGGAGACCCTGAGCGGCTCGAAGCCCAGTTCCCGGTCGTGCTCCACCGGATTGCACACTTCCGTGATGCCGGGCAGGGACCGGAGCTTCACCGTGGCACCGTCGAACCAGTGCGCGTTGAAATACGGCAGGCCGGTCATCTTGCCGGCGAGATAGATCCTCACTTATGGCACCGGGACTCATGCTCGGCGTACGGCGCGGCGGCACTTTCGGTGAGCCGTACCCACCGGTCGCCGCTTTCCTTCAGCCAGGCGCGTCCTGCCGGATCTCGCACCCAGCACACGCCCATGCACTGCATGACCCTGCCGGGGGGCTGCCAGGGGAGAGCCTGGTCGTAAGCTGGCTCCGGCGCGGGGAAAGACCGGACACGGCCAGGGCACGTATCCCAGTGCATGCCCGTAGAGGCGAAATAGCCGCACTGGCAGTTCTCCGGTACAGGGTTCTGCGAGCACGCCGGACAGCGGGATTTCCCGTGAGCGGGGCAGCGAGGCTCTGCACAGTCGCACGCGGATTTGTGCCCGCACGGGGACTCCTCAGCCGCCTCGTCCAGGCGTTCCATCGTCAGCATGTAGCCGACGACATCCACGCGGGAGTCGCGGTACAGGGGGGAGTTCACCAGGCGCGCCAGCTTGAGCCCGGTCATCAGGACGGCCACCCGGTGCGCGTCCAGTTCCGCGCCGTCCTTCAGCACGTCCTGGAGAAGACCCGACCACACCCTGGCGATGATCGCGAAATCGGCGCGGGGATGGCCGTAGCTGGCGGCGCGAGCCCCGTATACGAGGTCCCGCGCCTCCTGCTCGATGCCCTTCTCCTCAGGCACGATCCTTAGCCTCCAGGCGCGGCAGCACGGCCTCCCAGAAACGCTCGGGCGGCACGTCGTAGGTGTCCCCGACCCTCTTCTGCTCGTCAGCGTTATTCACCTGCAAAATCAGGCACTTCACGCTGCGCTTGCCCCGGGTCTTGGTCACCTGCTCAACCTGGACCCTGCACTCGTCCGGCGTCCCGGACTCCCAGGTCCAGGTTGAGTTAACGGACGGGAACACCTCATGCGCCTGCACCGGGACCGTGTCGCCGGCGGACACAGCCTTCAGGGGCGCGGTTTCCGGCAGCACGCCGGCCCACGCCTCCCCGGCGGCTGTCATCTGGTCGTAGATGCCGGGCGTTTCACCGCCATCGCCGTGGAGCCGGCCAGGGAAGTTCAGGGAAGCGGCAGCGCGCTCCTCGCGCTCAGCCGCCTCTGCCTCCAGCGCCCCGATCTCCCGGTCCAGGTACCAGCGGGCCTTCCGGAGATCTTCGAGATGCGCACCCTTCTGCGGACGGCCGATGTACTTGACCGCGTTACCGAGCCGGAAACCAAGGCCCCACGCCTCGATGACCTTGATGGCTTCATAGGGATTTTCGTCCCCGCCGTAGTAAGCGGGGTGATCGACGTCAGTCATGCGCCCTCCCAGGCAGGACTACAGCCCTCGTGCAGGCAGACCGTTTTCACGCCCGCAGGCTCGCCCTCATCGTAGCTAACTCGCAAGAACGCGTCCCCGTGCATGAAAAATTCCAGGGCGCTCCGCAGAAGTTCGTCATCGTCCAGGACTTCAGTCATGCGGACTCCTTTCATGCGGTGTCAGCTTGCCATCGAGTACCTGGCCTTCCGCGAACGCCAGCCAGTAGAGCGCGTCCGCGAGACCGCCCCGGACAGCGCCGTCTCCCTGGGCTTCGCCGTCTTCTTCGATGTGGAGCCCGTACAGGCCCTTGCGCCCTGCGGTCTCCTCTTCGAGGACGGTCATCACGTAAGACTTCATGCGGTAGCAGCTTGCCGGCGAGCGCCAGCCGTGTACCAGACACCGCCGTGAAACTCGGAAGAGAGCGGATCGTCGTTACCGTCCTGTGCGGCCAGGCGGCGCTCGAACTCGTGCTTGACCGCCCAGGCGGTGTCCTGCTCGCCCTTGGTGCGCAAATGCGCGTAGGGCTCTACTTTGTCGTCCCCCTCGATCAGCCGGTCGCAGATGGCATACAGGTAACTGAGGGCGACGTCGTCCAGGGCTTCGGCCCACTGCTCGTCTAGTGACATGGCGTCATCCTAACGCACCCCCTACCCTGGCAGCATGAGCGGCGAGACCATGGACAGCGCGAGCGGCTGGACCATCGACACCCTCAGGACGTACCTGGAAACCCTGCTGCGTGACCTGAGCGCCAAGCTGGACGAACGCTACGCGACGCAGACTAAGGCCACCGACGCCGCGTTCGTCGCTCAGCAGACGGCCATGAAAACAGCGTTCGACGCGGCGGACAAGGCCGTTCAGGCAGCCCTGACCGCGTCCAAGGAAGCGAGCGACAAAGCGGAGACCGCCGCAGGCGAGCGGTTCAGGGCCGGGAACGAGTTCCGTGGCCAGCTCTCCGACCAGGCCCGGACGTTCCTGCCGCGCGCCGAATACGAAAGCGCTCACCGGGCACTGGTGGACAAGCTTGACGAGGGGCTGAGCCGGCTTACCGAGCGGATGAACACCCTGGAGCTGCGGCTGACTTCCCGGCTCGATCTCGGGGCCGGCAAAGACCAGGGAGTCAGTTCTTCGGTAGAGGACATCCGGTGGCAGACCACGTTTGCGCAGGCGCAGGACAAGGCCGCGACACAAGGGCGGCACTCACAGATTGCCCTCGTGATCGCGGCCATCTCGGCGCTAGCGGCCCTCGCCACGGTTCTTTTCGTAACCCTGCATTAGCCGTCGAAGTCCCCGCAGCGGGGGCCGTCCAAGCCAAGCCAGCGGCACAGGCGGACATGCTGGTCGGGCTGCACGCAATGCGGGCGCAGCGGGTTGGCGCGGTAAATGGCGACGAGAATAGTCACGATTGAGTTCATAGCCTGCATAACCTCGCCGCCTGCGCGATTATTCCTGGTGGCGGGGGCGGGATTTGAACCCGCGATCTGCGACTTATGAGGCCGCCGAGGTGCCGAACTCCTCCACCCCGCTATGATCCCCGGACGACGACAGCGTGCAGGGCGCTTCCGCCGTCCGGGACTAGCGTCAAGCCTATCAGCTAGCCGGGTAGCCCGTGATCGTGTACTTGGCCACCGAGAAGTTCTGCGTGCCATTGGTCTGGCAGATCTCGAAGCCGTAGTTGATCGCGGTGTAACCGCTATTGGCCGGCAGGAGACCATGGCTGATCTCGTACTGGACCATCGCCTGGACATCCACGGAACCGGAATCCTGCTGAGCGCCGGGGAGGTACCAGATGTACTCGACGTTGTCATTGACCGCGTCCGCCGCAGCGGGCGTGCCGTTCACGCACAGATCCCAGCTCTCGACGGGCACGCCATTGGTGCCGCCGAACGAGACGTTAGTCGCGACGACGCCCATGTAGGTGTCGGACGGGCTGGAGGAATTCGCCGGCTGGCCGGTACCGCATGCCAGGCCAGGCGTATCC